GGCGATCCAGCGATAACGGTGGAGAAGCCGTGCAATCAGCGACGCGGCAAGTCCCATGAGGGCGACAGAGAAGACGAGGCCGACGACGAGTACGGTGAAGTGGTCGCGCGCTGCACCAGCTACGGCCAGCACATTGTCGAGCGACATGGAAACGTCGGCCACGACGATCTGGATCGCCGCCTGCAGAAGCGTTTTGCGGGGGGCCTTCGAGGGAGAAGATTCCGCGCCATCGGCCAGAACCCGCGTCGCTTCCTCTTCATCCTCATGAGAGGTGCGCAGCTCGCGCCACATTTTCCAGCAAACCCATAGCAACAGGATGCCGCCAACCAAAAGCAGGCCGAGTATTGCAAGGAGATGTACGGTTATCACCGCAAACACGATACGCAGAATGGTTGCAGCCAGAACCCCGATCAGGATCGCTTTCTTGCGTTGGTCAGCCGGCAAGCCAGCGGCCGCGAGACCGATGACGATGGCGTTATCTCCGGCCAGAACCAGATCGATGAAAATCACCTGAAGGAGCGCAGTGAAGCCAGCTGCGGTAAAAATTTCCATCGCCAGATCGCCTATCCATGTCGTGGGGAACACCGGAGGCCTACGCCCAAGCCGGCAATGCAGTCAAGGGTTGTTGGTGGGCCGTCAGGGGTTGTCGTCTCTATCGTCCTGCAGGCTGTGAAAGCCCGGCGGTCGGTCACCCGGGGCGCACCTCAGGAAATAAGGACTGCAGCCACCGTCTCATCTGTTGACTGCCGACCATGCTCGGCGCTAAAGCCGTGCGTGTATTGCATGCCTTTACTGTGAGGCGGCAGTCGGGCAGGAGGGATGGCCGAGCGGTTTAAGGCACCGGTCTTGAAATTCGCTTACGGCCATATCTTCTTGTTTTTTGTTGTCCCGTATTGTCATTGTTAATCAACGGAGTAAGGCGACATATTCATCTGTTAGTCCCGATTTGTATCGGTTCGTGCTACGCAGTTGCGTAGCAAAAAGCGTAGCAAGTTGATCACTCTTTGTTCTCACGGAAGAATGCGATGAGATCGCGTCGATCAACCACCCATCGCTCACCCACCCGCTTGCCGGGTATCTGGCCCTTGCTGATCATGTGATAGGTCTGACGTGGCGTTCGATTGATGAAAGCCGCTATCGCCTCAACACCCCAAATGAGATCAAGCTGGTCGTCATTCACGCTAAAAATGTAGGGCAGGCGGCAAGGCTCGGCAACATGGATTGACGCCTCATCCGGCTCGCGCCAAGGTGTGGTGAGCTTGGGGAGGCAGGATGACTGAAAGCAAAATCGGCTCGAAACTCAAAGCGTTTTGCGCAAATTGCAAAGGCGACCGAAACTGCGAGATTAAAGGTCACCACCGGGTAAGCGATAGCGATGGACGGATTGATTGGTGGTGTGACTGGTATCTACTCGTGTGCTGCGGATGCGATCATGTATTTGCTCAATCGGTAGCGTCCGACTCAGAGTCATATTATCCGGTTGGGTATGCCCCTGACGGAAGCCCGGAATACGAGCTTGATGAGCAGATACGCAGTTGGCCAGCGCGCTTCAAGCGCCCGCGTCCTAGTTGGCTCGATAAACTTGAGCACGATATCGAACATCCGAAAGCGTCTGATTTCTCGGCATGCCTCATACAGGTCTATGAGGCGCTAGACCACGATCTGAACATCTTGGCAGCGATCGGCATCCGAACTTCCTTTGATGTGGCCTCAGAAATTCTTGGCGTCGAGCCAGAGAAAGGCTTCGAAAGCAAACTGGCTGAAATGGAGAAGAAGAGCCTTATCACTCCGTCTCAGCGATCCGATTTCGAAGTTTTGATAAACGCCGGGAATGCGTCTGCGCACCGTGGCTGGAACCCTTCGTTCCAAGACCTCGATCCGTTGGTCGACACGCTTGAGCACTTTATCAACGATACGTTTGTAGTTCCACATCTCCGCAAGAAGGCTGCCGACGGCGTTGCGAAAGTGAAAACCAAGGTTCCAGTGCGCAATAAAAAACCGAAAAGGAAGGCCGGAGCCGAGAGTTTATGATGGCCTGATCGACTGCAGGAATAAGTGTGATTGGGGGGGTAGCATGGATCGAACAGGATTTCCTCCTGTCGGCGAGACGTCGCGGGTCAGCAATGAAGCTTGTACCTGCTTGGCTTCTTGTGCGAAATGGCCTGCACAAGGTTTCTTAACTATTTGAAGTATGCACTACTGAACGAAAAGGGGGGAGCGGGCGTTATATCGACATGGCTGAAGCGCTGATCAACAATAAAATTTTGTCTTGGGCTGCTGAACGAGCAGGGCTTCCGCTCGGCCATATTGCAAAAAAAGTCAATGTTAAGCCTGAAGTTGTGGAGGCTTGGCTAGCTGGCGATAGCCGTCCAACCTTCCGTCAGGCTCAGATGCTTGCAACAGCGCTTCACGTTCCGTTTGGCTACTTTTTCCTAACCGAGCCTCCTGAAGACGATTTACCAATTCCTGATTTGCGTACGGTTGGCGGTGATCCGGCTCGCAGACTCGATGTGAATTTCAAGGATCTTCTGGCTGATATTCTCTTCAAGCGAGATTGGTATCGGGATTTCCTAGACGAGCACGATGGCGAGCACCGTGGCTTTGTCGGGCGTTTCACGGTCAATGCGGACACAAAGGAAGTAGCTGACGATATCAGGCTAACACTATTCGGCGAAGACGGACCGCCTCAGGCAGGAAGTTGGGAAGAGTATCTACGCCTCCTGATGGGGAGAGCAGAGGAAGCCGGAATATGGGTAATGCGAAACGGTATCGTTGGTAGCAATACCCATCGCCCGCTATCGGTCCAGCAGTTCCGAGGCTTTGCGATCAGTGATCCGGTAATCCCGTTGATCTTCATCAATGGGAAGGATGCTAAGGCAGCTCAGATATTTACGCTTGCTCACGAGCTGGCGCATTTATGGCTTGGTGAGAGCGGTATATCGAACGTCTTCATTGGTGAAAGCGATTACGGTGTTCACCGGAAGCTTGAGCGCAAATGCAACGAAATCGCAGCCGAATTCCTTGTCCCAGAGGCTGGGTTTGCGGGGAGATGGCGAGCGGATGATAGCTTATCCGGTAATGCTGATCGCCTGGCACGCTACTATCGCGTGAGCCGGATCGTGATCGCTCGGCGTGCGTTCGATCTCAACATCATCAGCGAGGCCGATTACCGTGCATTCTATGCGCTCGAAAGCAGCAGATGGAAGGCCGAGGCTTCGGACAGTTCCGGTGGGAGTTTTTACAATACTTTGCCTGTCAGGAATGGTGGTCGGTTCACGCGGTCCGTTGTCAACCAGGCTTTGAGCGGGCGGTTGCTACTGAAACATGCGGCTTCGCTGCTGAATACGCAGCCGGCATCCTTGGTGAAGTTCGGCCAACAGGTTCGAGTGGCATAATGAAGTTTCTGCTCGACTCAAACGTCTTTATCGAGGCCAAAAATCGCTATTACGCATTCGATATCTGCCCTGGCTTCTGGGAGTGGATGGACAATGTATGCGGAGCTGACGTTGGTTCCGTTCGGAATGTTCGAGATGAGTTGACCGGTGGAAGCGACGAACTTGCCGAATGGGCGAAGCACCGACAGGATGCCGATTGGTTTCTGAAAGTAGACGACGCGGATACGCAGAACCAATTTGCCGCGATTGCCGCCAACGTGGCCAATAGCCATTATACTCAGCAGGCTGTCGCCAAATTCCTTGATGATGCTGACTCGTGGCTGATTGCTAAGGCAAGTGTATTAGGCGCAACGGTCGTAACTCACGAATTGCCGAACCCCTATTCCAAAAAACGAGTTCTGATGCCGGACGTATGTGCGACATTTGGTGTGCCTTACCTAAATACCTTCGACGCACTTAGGCAGTTTTCCGCGCAATTTCATTGGGGTTAACCCACTCTGCACCTCACAGCTCTGAACAAACCGGCACCCACTGGCATTGCCTCACTCATGCCGCCCTGTCACATGTGAAGGCTGATTGCTGTGCGGTGCGGCGACGGCATGCAGCGTCACAAAACTGCCTGTCCTGACGCTTTGCATCGCGGATCGTTTTGCCGCAACCACGACACGCCAGCGTTGCCCTTACGTCGGCGCGAGCATCGGCCGTCAGACTGTTGAAATAGGCGTTGCTGCAAGTCTTGTCGCAGAACGTGGTGCGCCAGTGACGGATTTCCGGCAGGGCCTCGCCGCACCACGCACACCATCCCGGCTCTTGCTCGGCATAGTAGGCTTTCACGCGGCATCTCCTTTCGGACGGCGGCGCACCAACTCGTAGCGCAGACCGGAATTGCGAATGTTACGGCAGCGGATCGAACAGAACCGGGCACCCGGCGATTTCGGCCGGAATATAGCTCCACAGGCTTCGCATGCCTGATCAGGCTGCTTTGTCGACCATGCCGCCCGGTAGGCCCGTATTCTCGCGTTTTCGGCATCCGCATCGGTGCGCCGGGCAATGTCGGATCGGTCGGCAGACCCGCACATTGACGAGCAATATTTGTAGTGTCCTTCGGGAAGTGGGCCACGACAGCGGATGCAATTCTCACGCTCGACGCGCAGCACGCCATCCTGTGTCCATTCTGGCTGGCCCTCCTTCCATGTCGGACGCTCGGCACCGATGCGATTGAGCGCGGCGGCCACGATTTCAGCGGCAATCAGGTCGGCATCCGTCCATGTCCAGCCTTGAAGACACAGGGAGCTTCTGAGGCCATGCCGGCACGATGCCTCGAACTCGAACTTGGACGCCTCGCCGGTGCGCAGGATTTTCGCCGTCCTGTCGATCAGATGATTGCGGCGCGCCTGATTGAGCCTGCGAACGCTGCGCTTCTGCCGAACCGCTGCCCCAGCCAGGCGCTGCCTTTCCTCCGTGGTCGCTTGGACTGCTCGAAGCATTTCCATGAGTTCGGGCGAAAGCTGGAGCATCAGAAATACCCCATGTCGGCGGACCATGTGTCGCTGTCGTAAATCGACTTCGCCTCACCAGCCACGGCGCGGGATACAGCCATCCACGAGGCGACAGCGCCGTCTATGCGATCGGTGCTCTTGCCCTTGTGCATGGTGCGGTTGCCGGCGCTGTCGGTGTGGATCGCGACGTTATCGAAGCACCACCGCAGGACGGGATGCCCGCCATGCAGGAAGCGGCCGGCGAGGATGACGCGCTCCAGCTCGTTCAGGGCCGGCGATTGCGTGATCCAGCCCTGCCGAAGTGTGGCGACGGGGAAGCCGTCATCAGTGAGCGGCCCCATAACCGGCTGGGCATAGGCGGCATCGAAATTGATCTCGCGCACGTCGAAGCGCTCGCACAGGTCGCGGATGCACTGCTCGACGGCGCGATAGTCGATCACGTTGCCCGGTGTGGCGGTGATGAAGCCCTGTTCCGCCCACAAGGGATAGGGAACGCCGTCGCGTTCGGCGCGCAGCCTGAGATTGTCGCCCGGAACGAAGAAGTGCGGGACGATATGGCAGTTGTCGTCATCGTCCATGACACATGCCACCACGGCCGTCAGATCGGTCGTGCTCGACATATCGACGCCGATCCAGCACGGCGCACCGTCCGGCACCGGAACCGGCTTGGCCGTCAGGTCATAGACCGCCATGTCAACGAACGGATCGGCGGAATGATCGAGCCAGATATTGAGGTTGAGCTGTCGGAAGCTTTCGCGGTCGCCCGGCCGGTTCTCGGCTTCGCGGGCATACTGGCGCAGGCCGTCCAGATCGGGATAGCCATGGCGCAAGCCGGGATTGACCAGATGCCAGACTGCCTCGTCTTTCCAGTCGCTATCGGCCGGTGCCTCGAAGATGATCGGCAGGGTAGCGGGATCGTCTATCTCGCCCAGCGCCACCTTGCGGGCGTACTGATAGGTTTCGAAGGCGATGTTCTCCTGCCCTCGGCCGGCCGTGGTGATGATGACATTCAGCGACCCGGCAGTTTTCAGGAGGCCGGTCTTCAGCGCTTCCCATAGATCGCGCTTCGGCCACGAATGCAGTTCGTCCATCAGGGTCATGGTCGGCGTGCGGCCGTGCTGGGTCTTGGCATCGGCGCTGATCGCTTCGACCACCGTGCCGCTGCGCTTGTCTGTCAGGCGGTTGCGATAGTCCTGAGCCTCGACCAGCGGGATCAACCGCCGATCCTCACGAATGACGCTGATCGCTTCCTCGAATGCGATACGGGCCTGCTTCTTGTCGGCGGCAGCACAGATCACCTGTCCGCCGGGGACACGCTCCGGGCCGATGGAATGCAGCAAAGTCAGCGCCGCGCCGAGCGTCGTCTTGCGGTTGCCGCGCGGGATCATGGCGAACACGGTCTTGACGATGCGCGTGCCGTCCTCATGGCGCGGGCCATAGATGCGGCGGATGATCCGCTCCATCCACGGATCAAGCGCGAACTGCTTGCCCTTGCGCAGGCTCTTGGGGTGCTTCAGGTGACGAAGGAAGTTCACCGCGCGCTCGCCATAGCCGAACGGATCGGGGATCTCCGAATTGTCGAACACCCATGTGGGATATGTTTTCGGAGCTTCCATCATCCGAGGAAGTCCAGATCATCGCCGGCACTCTCGCCGCGCACGGCAGGCCGGGAACGTGACACAGGCGTCAGGCCAAGCTCGGCCGCCAGCAGTCGCGCCCGCGTCATGGCATCGGATTGGATGCCAACGGCCGGGTTGCGCTTCATGCCGGTGCTGACAATGCCGTCCTCGGTCTCCTTGAAGGCTTCGAAGACGTGGCCGTGTTCTTGAAGGTGGCGTTCCATCTCGCGGACTTGCCCGATGGCTGTGCAATAGTTCTCGAGCGATCCAAGGTCGGCCGTGGTCAGAATGCGGCGCTCGACAAGGATAGGCACCACGCGCTTCCATTCCCGCTTAGCGTCGGCAGACAGCCAGGCCGGAACGCCTGGGACTTTCCCGATGGCCGAGTTATCAACCACAAGGTGAGGTTTGACGCCCCTCATACCGACGCTCCCGTTTCAACGAGCATTTCAAGTGCTCCGGGATTGTCGCGTGAGACCCTTGGCTTCTCGCGTATGTTGAAAATCTCGCCGGCACTTGATACCGCCCGGTCTGATGGCCTGATGCCCAGCGCAGCGGGACTGCTGCGAAGGGTGAGGATTGCGGGCTGAGTGGCGGTAAGCCGTGCCGCGATGACGGTCTCGCCGCCGCGCATGAATTGGATGCCAACCCAGATCGGCCCAACAAGCGTCTGCCAATCCGGCTCGCCCGGATGACCAGTCCAGTCCGGCTCGGCCATGTCGCGCTGGATCGTGAAGCGCTGGTCCAGCTTGCCCGCTCGCATGTCACCAACTCCAATTGCGGAATTCGCGAACGATGTCCGACACGTTCAGCGGAAGCGCCTGAGCGGAAACACCCACGATCACGGCCTCACGGTTCTCATACCAGTGACCGACAAGCTGGCAGACGGCCTCGATTAGGCTCGAAACTCAATTTGGGTTGCTGATTTTGTGAGTGTCTGATTCCCTGTGATCCGGAGGTTTTCGGATGGCGAGGAAGCGGGACGTTTATTGGCTGTCGGACGCGGAGTGGGAGGCGATCCAGCCTCACCTTCCCATTGGTCGGCGTGGACCGCGGCGGGTGGATGACCGGCGGGTGATCTCGGGCATCATGCACATGCTGCGTTCGGGTGGACGCTGGAAAGACTGCCCGGCGGTCTATGGGCCTTACACCACGATCTACAATCGCTGGAACCGGTGGAGCCGGCAGGGTGTGTGGGAACGGATTTTCTACGCCCTGACCGGGTCGAGCGGCGTGTTCACCGGTTCGGTGGATTCCACCCACATCAAGGTCCACCGCTCGGCGTCGGGCGCAAAAGGGGGGCTTGTCATCACGCCATTGGCACCTCGCGTGGCGGGCGAACGACGAAAATCCATGCGTTGAGCGATGATTGCGGCCGGCCCGTCGCTTTCGCCCTGACGCCCGGAAATGCCCATGACCTCGCCGGTGCCAAGGCGCTGCTGGCCGTCCGCTGTCCCAGCCGCAAGTTGCTGGCCGACCGCGCCTATGATGCAGCAAGTCTGCGCGAATGGCTTGCCGAGCGAGGAACAGAACCCGTCATCCCGCCCAATCCAACGCGCAAGAACCCACACGCCTACGACCGCGACGCCTATCGCGGCCGAAACCTCATCGAGCGCATGTTCTGTCGCCTTAAAGACTTCCGACGCATCGCAACACGCTACGATAAACGCGCCGATACATTCCTGTCGGCCATCTGCCTCGCTGCCGCAATCACTTGGTGGACGCCAAATTGAGTCTCGACCCTAGTGCAGGCGGAACATCGACCGGATATTCTTCCTCGATCTTAAAGCCCAGATGCCGTTCGATGTGATCTTGGGCGGCTGCAATCTTGCGCTCGACAAGGATGTCGTCGTCATCGAAATCGAGGCGCAGTTGTTCCTTCAAAGTCTCGATGTTCACGATCATTGAACGAACCTTTCCGAACCGTTCATCGAAAATCCCATTTCGGGAAAATCACGCGCGAATGGGGGGCGCTGGTCTCCGGGCATTCGCTCAAAGTTCATGCCCCCCCGGCTATCGGATCGCATTGCCAAAGCCGCCCTCGGTCCGAACGTTCTTCCGGCTGTTGCAGGGACGGCAGACTGGCTGCCAGTTCGATCGATCCCAGAACAGGCGCTGATTGCCCTTGTGTGCGACCTTGTGATCGACGGTATCGGCAGCAGCACCACACAGGACGCAGCGGCGATTGACGGGCAGAGACAAGAAGGCTTTCGCTTCCCTGTCCCAATCCTTGGTGTAGCCGCGCTGATGTGCCGAACCCCGACGCTGGTCATTGCGAGCCTGCGCCTGTTTGGCCCTTGCCACCTCACAGCGGCAGCGAACACCGGAAGCGATCCGATGCCCACAACCACAGATGCGAGGCGGCTTGACCGGCATCAGGCCACCGGGCGCTGGGCAGCGTCGGACAGGACAGCAACAGCACCGGCAGCGATGGACGTGCCGCCTGCCGTGGTGAGGGCGAGGCGCACATACCGCTTGAAGCCGTGATAGCCGAGCTTATAGGCGCTATCGGCTGCCAGCGTGGCCGGTGCGTTGGACTGCACCACACCAGCCGGGGCGTCGGTGAAGTCGCCGCTGGTCGTGGTGTCCGACTCCTGCACCTTGACGCCGAAGTCACCGGAACCGGCGATGGCTCCAGTATTCACCACGAAGGCCACACGGTTGAAGCCATGGGTATCGATGACAGGTCCAACGCCGGCAGCGGTCTTAACTGCTGGAGAGAGTGCCAGCACGGCACCGATGTTCGAATAAAGATCACGCATGATGAAGTTCCTTTCCGCGCTCAGGCTCAGGAGGTCTTGCAGACGATCTTGCGGATCGCCTTGGGCTGGACGACAGCAGCACCGACACGGCGGGTGGCGTGGATGCGGGTGATGCCGTTGGTGGCCTGAATGTACGGATTGACGAGGATCGACAGGGACACGCGGTCAACGATCCGGTAGGCGGTGGCAATGTCGCCGAACAGGATAGGCTCGGCAGCAGCACCGATATCGTCCATGTCCGGCACTTCGATTACAGGGCGGCCAAGGATCGTCTCCGGCTGGCCAGCCTGATAGCTCGGCTGCCACAGGTAAACGCCGGTCGTGCCATCCTTCAGCTTGCGGATGGCCGCCAGCGTCGAGCCGTTCATCAGCCACGTTCCGCGCGCCCGGTAAGCGGCCGGCAGCGAATACATGTGCGTGATGAGAAGGTCGGCCGGATTGGTCCCCAGTGTGGAGGCGTTGCCTGTCGGCGTAACCTGCACGTCCGCATCCGCCATGATGCCTACCGGCTCAAGGTTCGAACTGCCTTTGACGAAGGCAAGCCCTTCCTTCTGGCCGAAATCCTCGGCGAGCGCCAAGCGGACTTCCGCCTCAGCTGCGCCGCCACTGTCGGCGAGAAGCTGGTTGGAAATGTCCACATAAGTGTTGACCTCGCGGATCGGCACTTCCACCTGTCCGAAGCTCGGCTCCGAACCTTCCTGCGCCTGCGTCTCGCCCTTCCACTTGGCATTGGTGATGCTGGTGCGGCGGGGATAGGAGACAGACGGCGCGGACGTGCTGCGCACCGTCGCCAGTGACCGGATCGGCGAGAACTCGACCAGATCGCGGATAAACTCAGTCGAAAGCTCTGCCGGCGCGAGATAGCCGCCCTGCGGATCGCCGGAGACGGTCAGCGTCTTCAGTTCTTCGGCTGGGGTGCGATCACCCTGACGAAGGTAGCTGCCAAATGCTTTGCGCTCTTCGGTCGGCTCGACCTTGCCCTTGTCGACCTCGGGCCTGTTCACCTTGGCCTCGATCTTGTCGAGACGTTCGGTCAGCTTCGGGTCGATGCCCTTGCCTTCAACCGCCTTCAGGCGATCATCCACCGTCTTCTGGAAATCCTCCAGCGCCTTCGTGACGATGCCGGCCGGATCATCTTCTTCGCCCTTGCGGATGATGGTGGCGCCCGCAAGCAGCGCCTGTTGGTTGACGTGTCGCATGATTACCTCGCTGCGAAATGGGCCGCCGCCCGGTTGATGGCAGCAGCGATATTCAGCGCCGATACTGCCGACTTGGCCGAAGTCACCTTCGCGCCAGAGTGCATGGGGATCGTCACCAGGGACGCCTCCAGCAATTCCAATGATTTGATTGTGCGGCCGCCGCCTGGACGGGCGCTGGCCTGCTTTGTGATGAAACCGATCGACAGACCGCGAACGGCACCGGACTTGACCAACGCGCGAACTTCGCGGGCGCGGGCCACGTCATCGACCAGCAACTTGCCGGTGATGTGCAGACCGTCCGCCTTTTCCACGGCACTGTCCCACGTGCCGACTGGATCGTTCATGTCATGGCCGAACAGCATCGGCAGCGGCAGTTTCGCGCCTTTGAAGGCTCCCGGCTCGATCCAGTCGCCAATGCGATCCGGGGTGCCGAACTTCCATGCCAATCCAGAAATGGAGCCGCTGTCGTCGCCGATGATCTTGGTTTCGATAAAAAGCCGATCCATCACTGGTTATCCTTCTCGGCAGCCGGCCCGGTCGTGCGGGTTGAAACGGTGATGTGCGGATTGGCGAACTCGTTGCCGCCGGCATAGGGAGGCAGGTCGATCCAGTCGCGGCCCTCATTCGGATTAAGGACACGGGCGCTGATCAGGCTGGAGATGGCAGTCGCCCGTTCCGTCAAGCTGGCCCGGGTCAGGTCGTCGCGGTCGAACAGGATGCGATAGGTGCCGCGTTCCTCGGGTGTGAACAGCGCGCGCGACAGGGCGGCTTCCAGCGCCTGAAGCCACGGCTCCAGCGTATAGGTCAGAAACTCGAACCCCATCTGCTCAGAATTCGACCACGTTGCCCGGTCCAGTTCGAACAGCATCGAGGGCGGAACGCGGAAGGCGCGCGCGATTTCGAGGATCTGGAACTTCCGAAGCTCCAGAAACTGAGCATCGGTCGAATTGATCGTCATGGATTTGAAAGATGCGCCATCCCAAAGGATCGCAGTCTTGCCGGTGTTCTCCGAACCTTCATGCGCGGCACGCCATGCCGCCTTCATCTTCTTCAGGCCCTCGTCGCCAAGTCCCTTCGGAAACTCGATCACGCCACCGGGACGCGCGCCGTTCCTGAACAGCCGCGATGCATGGGCCTCCATCACATGGGCGGTGGCAATGGCCTCCCGTGCCAGTGTCAGCGGACAGCGCGAGAACGCGCCGCGCAGGTGGATAATGTCGGATGCCGGAACCGGGCGATTGCTGAGACGATATTTCGGTTCGCGCGTGTCGGCATATTCGACGGAAATGACGGCGGGATCGTAGTGGATGATTTCGGCCGGCTTGCCGTTCACGCGGTTCACCCATGCCATGCCGCCCTGATCGCTGGTGAGCGCCTGCGCTACCAGATCGCGGATCAACTCATAGCCGCTGGTCCAGTCATTCACGTCACCATGCAGGAGCTTGGCGACGGAATGATCGCTGTCATCTTCCTGTTTACCGCCATCGGTGCGGATCACGCGAATGTCGAGCGTGGCGGCAGCTTCAGAAATGACGCGGACAGCAGCGGCGACGGCCGGCACCGTCAGGGCGGTGGCGGCACTGATCCCGGCTCCCGGCGTGATGCCGGTGAACAACTCAAGAAGCTCGCCATCAGGTGCGGCGAGCGACTTCTGGTCATGTGATTTGCGGGTGAAAGGCCATATGCGCATGGCCCAAATTTACGCGCGTGCGGGAGACGTTCACACTACGCAAACCCTTGCAAACGCTAGGTATTCCTATCAATCAGATGTTCCGACGTATTTCGTCGGTAGTGCTGACATCGGACGATATTCGCACGATGACCGGCGAAAGTGTGAACCACGGTACACAGATTTCAGAGCGCGACGTAGCGGCGGTGAAGAATGAAAGTCACTCGGAGACGAAACACGGCCAAAACATTGAAATCATTCCGAGTGGACAATTTGTCCGGCGCGCCGGACACGGCGCAACCCTTGAAAATCCCCAAGTCGCAAAACTTGCGACACCATGGCGCGAACTGACCCGACCAAATCGGGCCTGCGAGAAGGCGCAAGCTTGGAAAAGCCAACTTTGGGAGGGTTGGTACGAATTTCGACCGATGCGACCAACGAACCATCTTAAAGATGGCGCGCCATGCACGACACAGGTGAGAACGATCTTCCTCCAATAGGGACTATCTGCAAAGCGTTCGCAGATGCGCGCCGAACCTTGTGCAACGCGTTGCACACTTTCGCTGGCAGCCTCGGCCTCGGAAATGTCTACCACGGTGGACATTTGCTTAATCTAAGTTGTTGTTTTCGTTTCATCAGGAGCCATAAATTCCGAAAGAAACGTGGGAAAAACGCCTCGATTTTTTCCAGTTTTCAGCCAGTTTTACTCGGGTTTCTCACTCGCCATGCGGCGTGGCGAGTGTACGACCGCCATTGGCGGTTATGCCGCCGTGCGCAACCAGTTTTCCAGTTCCGAGCGATAAGCGAAGTACCTGCCGCCGGGGCGATAGATCGGGCAGCCATCGCCAGCCAGCCGGTAGACCGTGGCGACAGACACGCCCAGCGCCTGCGCAATGGCTGGAGCACCCCACAGTTTTTCGGGTTTGGCGACCATGGCGTCAAAGCCTTCGGGGCTGATTGCCTGCTTCAAACTGCGCTTCCTTCATCGTTGCTTCAGCTTTGGTTCAGCTTTGGTTCAGCTAAGCAATTGATTTCATTTGGTAGGCTGTCCTTTTTACGCCTCTTTTCCGAGAATTTTCAGCCGATAATCGTCGGAAAATGCCGCTGTAAACAGATCTTCGCCACCGCCATGCAGACGAATGTGGTGCTGCCTGCAAAGCCAGCGAACGGCCAGCGGATCGGCATAATCGTCGTGGTGAGCGTCGATCCGGCCATCAGTGGTGCCGCAGACCTCGCAAGGGCCTTTCTCAAGCTCGCCGCTCGTCAAAGCCCG